GGTTGAGCGCCTGACGGGTCAGAAGGCATCCTCGTTCAGCAATGCAGCGATGGAATGGGGGACGGAGCAGGAGCCGAACGCCAAAGCCGCCTACGCCGCCAAGACCGGGATACTGGTTGAGGAGGTAGGCTTCATTGACCACCCGACCGTTGCGATGTCTGGTGCCAGCCCTGACGGGTTTGCCGAGGAGGGTTTAGTAGAAATCAAATGCCCGAACACCGCTACTCATCTGGAATACATCTTCGACGGCAAGCCGCCGCAGAAGTATGTGACGCAGATGCAATGGCAGATGGCGTGTGCCGGTAAGCCGTGGTGCGACTTCGCATCCTTCGACCCGCGTCTTCCCGAGCGGCTGCAACTGTTAGTCGTGCGCGTCCCGCGTGATGACGACTACATCAAGATGCTTGAGCAGGAAGTGACCATTTTCCTGCAAGAGTTGGACGACAAACTTAACAAACTGGAAAAGGTGACCCTGTGAACAAGCAGTATGACAACAACAACCGTGGCGTTTTGTTTAAGAACGATAAGCGCGGCAACGAAAAAGCCCCCGATTATCGCGGCTCTGCCGTTCTTAACAATATCGACCTCAACATCAGCGCGTGGATTAAGCGCAGCAGTAAAACCGGCGATGCCTTCATGTCCCTCAAGTTCGAGCCGAAGCAGGCTGCGCGTCCTAAAACGATGGCAGAGCAAAACCCCGAGAAGTTTAACGACGATGAGGATTTGCCGTTTTGAAAATCTTCATCGGATACGATAGCCGCGAGGACATCGCATACGAGGTGGCTCGTGCGTCCATTCTGGAACACATGGAGGCAGAGGTTGTCGCGCTTCGACTAGATGACCTCCGTGAGATGGGGATGTACTGGCGCGAACCAGACCCGTTTTCATCCACGGAGTTTAGTTTCAGCCGGTTCCTTGTGCCTGCGCTCTGCAACTTCAGAGGCAATGCTTTGTTCATGGACTGTGACTTTCTAGTGCGGCACAGTCTGAAGCCGTTGCTCGACTTCAACAATCCTGATGTTGCCGTGTGGTGTGTCCAACACGACTACAAGCCCACATCCCTGACAAAGATGGACGGGCAGGTACAGCGCCAATACCCGCGCAAAAACTGGTCGTCGTTTATGTGGTTCAATTGCAGCCATCCGTCAATGGGTGGGCTGACACCCGAAATCGTGAACAGCGAAACCGGGATGTATCTGCACAGATTTATGTGGGTAAACGACCGGCACATTGGTGCGTTGCCGCCGACCTTTAATTACTTGGAGGGCTGGCACACACGGGCGCAGGTTCCTGACCCGACCTGCGTGCATTTCACCGAGGGTGGCCCATGGTTCGATGAATACCAGAATGTTGAATACGCCTACGAATGGAAGCAATGGGCTGGACGGGTGAGGGCATCCGAGCGATGAAACGCATATTCCCCCGAGGCACCAGACCGGACGCTATGGCATCTGTCGTGGCGCGTATGGTGTCCAACCTTGACCCGCTCAAGACATGGGCGGTTGAGGTTACGGAGTGGAAGAAGCCGCGCACCAACCAACAGAACAAATTCCTGTGGGGTGTTTGTTATCCCTGCATTTTAGAGGGCGGTGGCGAGGCGTTGCGCGGATGGACACGCGATGACCTGCACGATTACTTTCTGGGCGAGTGTTTTGGATGGGAGACGCTAGAGGGGTTTGGCAGGAAGCGCCTGCGACCGCTCAAGCGTTCCTCTGCGCTCGACAAACAAGAGTTCAGCGATTACTTGCTGTTCCTTGAAACAAAGTGCCTTGATATGGGCATCGTGATACCGGAGCCGTCGTATGAAACTGCGTAAAGAAGCCCGAGGGCGAGGCTGCATGGTGCGTATTCCCGAGGTGTGCAACCACAACAGCGAGACAACCGTGCTGGCGCACTACCGGCTTGCCGGGGTATCTGGCATAGGCATGAAGTCGCCCGACATCCTTGGCGCATGGGCCTGTAGCGCGTGCCACGATGCTATCGACCGTCGAGCGCATACCGACCTCGACCGGGACTATGTGCGCCTGTTGCACCTTGAAGGCATGGCGCGAACCCTCGCACAATTGAACAGGGAGGGACTACTGTGACCTTTATGGTAGACACGCCGTACACCCCGGCGTACATCCGCAACGAATTCCTATATGACCACCAGACGGGCAGCGGGGAGTTTACCCCCTGCACCATCTTCGGGTTTCGCGCCGAACCCGCCCGAGTACCCATGTTTAGCGTTATGGCGGCCTGTGGGGCGCAATGGGCGAGGGTGCCTATCCATGCCCTTGTGTCGAAGCCATGCCCTCCAATGGCTTTAGAACTCGCCTGCTGGTGGGACTCGTTTAGCCGCCATGCCGAGGTGCGTGAAATGGAGTTTCTGCGGGGTCACCGTGTCCGCGCCCGTGGCAGGGACGGAGTGTGGAGGCCGGGGGTCTACCTGTTCAGCATCTTCTGGCACAACGGGGGATGGTCGGAGGTCAGCGACCAGAGCAAAGACCACCACATCATTCGACTGGAGGCTGGGCCGCTTATCGCCTACCCCAACAACAAACTGCATTGGGTTGACCCGAGCCACCTGTCGGGCGACCCGCCGCGAGATTGGAAGTCACCGTCACAGTCCTACAGCGTGGAGGCACTATGGTTAGATGGTTCGTCAACTGGTTCCGCAACATAAAGTTACGCAGGCACCACGAATGGAGCCGCGTCCCAAAGCCTAATTGGGCGTGCAGCCGAGGCTACCGAGACACTTGGTAAACGGCTGGCGAGTCGTCTAACGGTCGGACAACGGACTTTGACTCCGTGAATGAAGGTTCGATTCCTTCCTCGCCATCACACCCTGCGCTCAAAGTGCGGCACATCCTTAAATGACTTCCAGAACCCGCCCCATTGGTTCTTGGGGTTCAGGCTCTGCCAATACTCACCGACCGGAGTAAGCGCCGGGATGTCGTAGGTCAGTTTGCCGTCGCGGAAGAAATTTAAGTCGATGGCGCACCGCTTGAGGTGGATGCTGTTCATCGTCTTGGAGCGGCCCGTCTTGACATAGATGGCTTGCTGTTCCGGGGTACGGGCAAGTTCACCGCCCGTCACGACAAAGCCCAACTCGGTCGCCTTGTTGATGAGTTTGGCGACATCCAGCAGGAACGCCGCCTGTTCTGCTACGAGACTCACTTGATAGCCTCCTTGAGTGCGTCGGTCTTGTCCTTGCTCGACTGACTGCTACCAAAGTAGTACGAGACAACCTGCGTAGCGACCGCAGACAACACGCCCAAGATGTAGATGAGGATGTCCTTGCGGCTAGGGTCAATCGGACTCGCTTGGAACAGCACGATGCCAAAGAGCGTAAAGGTGATGCCAAGCAAACCAAGCGCCAAAATCGGCGTGATGAGTTTGTTTAGCAGCGGTGCCTTGTCGGAGGTGACAATCTGCGTCTCGCGCACCCGCGCATCGTTGGTGTCCTTCAGGCGCATCTCAAGTTCTGCGAGGTCAAGTTTGTCCTCTTCCAGACGCAACTTGAGCAGTTCTTCCTCATGCTCCATCTGGGCAATCTGTACCCGCGCCAAGTCCTCGGGGGACATATCGGGCTTTAGTTCAACGCCCAACTTCTCCTCGACGACCTTCTTGCCCTTTGCCAGCACAGCGTTAGCAACGAGGTTAAGCCCGTTGCCAAGCAACGGCGTTAGGATGGCTTGTAGCGCGGCAGGTATCACTTGTCCTTCTCCTTCTGTTCAAGCAGTTTGACCCGCATCTGTAGGTCATAAATCTTGTCAAGCAGTTCTTCTTTCTGACGCTGACGACGCTCTGCCGAAACAGGGCTGTCGGTCGGCACACCCTCCGGCGTGATAAGCGCAGGCATCTGACCCTCAATCTTGGTCAGACGGGTGCTGAAGGATGTGACCTGCCCCAGAAGCCATGCGATGCAGGCAATCAGGACGGGAACCAACATCTTCATTATCTCGCCGAAGTTCACAGAACTGGCCCCCTCTTTCGTCACTTAATGGACTCCAGAAACATCATCGTCACCGTGCCAAACGCCGTCAGCAGGATAAGGATGATGCTTCCACCGACCTTGACCAACAGGTTCTCCAGACGCTTTAGCCGCGCATGGATGGCCTCGTAGCGCACCGCGCAGACATCAATGTGAGAGGTCACGGTGACCTCAAGGTCTTGTACCGTGGTCACGGCTCCCCGTCCTTCGGCACCTGCGGCTCTGCCTGCTCCTTGATTTTGACGACAAGGGGCCACGCACCCGAAGAGGTGGGCAGTTGACCCAGCACTTGCAGGATGGCGTTAACCTCTTCCGTGGTCAGCGTGAGGTTAATCACGGCGACACCCACGGCAGCGGCGGCGAGACGACGGGCGGGTTCTTCTGGGCCTCAATTTGGCCCTCCACCGCAGCCTCTGTAGCCGTCTTGTCCACGCCATTCGCCCAGACCCAGCCAAGTACTTGGTCGAGCGTGAGGTCAGCATACGGGGTGAAGGACTTGTCCTTCTGAAACGGCACGGAGCAGGTTGAGTAGACGCTTCCGTTGTAGTTTCCGTCCACGCCGTTGCAAGACCAATGAACGATGAAAACGACATCGGTATCGCCGTCCTCCTGCGGGAGGCAGTCGAGTTGCGAGATGTTCCAAGTGATAGTAGCCATTTATTTAGTCTCCAATGCGGCGAACTTCGCCTCAAGTTGTTCGATACGGGCCATTGCTTCTTGCAGGGCTTTGATAGCGGCGTGGTACATATCGGTCGTGTACACGGTCTTAAACGGCACACCGTCCTCTGGGGTCTCGCCAAACCCATCAATGTCTACAAACTCCGGCGCGACCGACTCTACCTGCTGCGCGATAACGCCGATGTTGTCATCGTCGTGCGTCTGGTCGCGGTACTTGAACTTGACGATTTCAATTGCCTTGAACTTGTCCCACATAGAGCCAAGCGGAACAATATTTTTCTTCGTGCGCTCATCGGACAGGTTGACATTGTTGGCGCTGTAGTTTGCCAAGCCGCCGTTATTGCGAATTGTTGCGCGTTCGCCGCCCGTGTCACTAAGCGAAATTCCGGAGTCAGTATTGTTTGGCGCTGCTGCTGAATATCCAACGCTGATACCCCAAGGGGTAGTTGCCGATGAATTTGTAAATGTGCAAACCCAATCACTTGTATTAGATTTTAAAAAACGGTGATAACCGTTGTCCGAAGTTGTCCCAACAAGTAGGTTACCCCCCGCCGTGATGCGGGCGCGTTCGGCGTTGTTGGCGTAAAGAAGAAGCGCATGATTAGAAGTAGTACCTACAATGCCTTCAGTCGTGTAACTAACAACCGTTTTAATGGTGCCATTGCCAACACCAAGCCCACCGCCTACAACATCCAAACGCTCACCCGGCGAACTCGTCCCGATGCCGAGGTTGCCACTCTCATCCAGCACCATCAACGGAGTGCCGGACTTGGCCCATCGGTGCTGCGCGAAGGCAGAATCAATGTCTCTAGTCCAGACAGCACCACTTCCGGTGTTGTCGCTAGAAATAAACTTTAGGCTACGAACACCATCAGCAGACGCAGTGAATCGCGCTACTTCGCCACTGCTGCTTCGATATGCTTCTAGTTTCGCACCCGGCGAACTCGTCCCGATGCCGAGGCCCGTGGAGGTGAGGCGCATTTGTTCGGTAGAACTTCCGGGCGATGCACTTAACTGCCAAACAAACGGCATATTTGCCGCTAATGTGCGGAAATTAAAAGTGTTTCCACTTCCGTCTAAAAGAAAATCGCCGCCTGTATTTGCAGTTGAATTTCGTTGAAATAACAGTTGAGTGTATTGCTGATTTCCATTATCTAAAAGGAGTTGACCAGCATTTCCACCAATAATTTTAAAATCCGTTCCGTTAAACGTCAGCGCACTCCCACTCGTCGCCACCTTGCTGCCGTTCAAGTACAACACGCCGTTGGCGGTGCCGCCGGAGAGAACAGGGTTTGCCGTAAAGGTAGCCACGCCGCCGACATTGAGCGCCGAGGTAATGGACACATTGGCAAAGGTCGCGTTACCGGCGCTGTTCAACTGCGAGACGACTTGGAAGCGCGTGCCGTCATAGACGACTACCACCACCTCGCCGCTCTTGATGTCACCCGCAGCAAGCGCCACAGACCCGTCACGGGTCACAGCCTTTGCGCCAAGCGAGTCGATGTTAAGCGTCACCGCGCCTGTGTTATCGCCCGTGGCGACGAAGTAGAACATCTGTCCGGCAGCGTAGGCGGCAACCACAGGCGCACCCACAGCCGTGATGGTGTCAGCCCCAGAGACGCTTGTAAGCAGTTTGGTGACCGTAGACTGTACCTGCGACAGGTTCGCAGAGTCACCCGCAGCAGAGCCGACCCCAAGCCCCGTGAACTTGTAGGTGGACATCGGGATGTTAGCCGTAACCGTCGTCTGACCGTCCTTCGTGATGGCGGTCGAGAGGCCGGTGGCAAGGTCAGCCGTCAGGGCGTTAAACGCCGTGGACGAGATGACGGTACCAGAGACGACAGGCTGGCCTGCCGTGTTGATAAGGAATGTACCCGAGCCATTGAAAGACATCTGTGATTACTCCTGTTCTTGACTATTAGGCGCGGTCAACGCGCCATATGTTGCGCCCGTCATGCCACGACGGCGAATGCTCGGGGGGCGTTCAAGCCTGTTTTGAAGCATACGACTTAATGCAACCGAGCGAGTTACTGGTCGAGCAAGCGGCAATCCCGCAGCCAATATGCCGGGAGCGCCAACAATCGGAAGCATTGATGTTCCACCCGCTGCCATCGCCGCATCAAGTGCGCTTACGCCGGGGCTTCCATAAGTTTCCGGCGTAACACTTGCTTTAGGAAAATTGCCAGCAAATTGAGCAGCAGTCCGCAAGCCTCCAGTCAAGGGCTTGTCTGCTTTCAACTGTGCTGCAAGTTTTTTAGCGTTAACATTGCCAGACAACTCAAGTGCGTTTTCAATGCTGTAAGTTTTAGCAATTCTTGTTCGCGCATCATTAAATTCGTTTATTAACTGCGTATCGCCAGACTGCGCGAGACGGCGACTAATTAACGCCTCCATTGCATCTGCTGCTTTGCGTTTAGCCGCTCCCAACGCTTGTTCTTCCGCAGTTGGCGCACCAGAAAAATGCTTTGTCGCTTGTTGGCGCAAAGTCTTTACTAAAGTAACTGCGGTTTTAGAATCAAAGTTTGGTTGATTTATGGCATTAACAAGGTTGTTAATTTTTTCTGCACCAGCCAAAGGCAAATCTGGAAAAGCGCGTAACAATTCTTGCGATTCCGCATTTATTGTGGCGATGTCAGAATAAAAATCATTGTCCGCAGAAAAAGCACCAAATGATTTAAGTTTTTCGTAAACTTTTCCAGACTCGGCACGAACTCGCTCTAATGCGGTTTTGGTGATTTGTTCACCAGCAGGCAAACCAACGGCTTCGGCAGCAAGGCGATTGGTAACCTCTTGGTTTTTGCCGGAAGCAATCTGTTGCAACGCTGCTTTGCCGCTGACGCTTTCAAGAGCGATATTGCCAACGGTCGGACGAACCGAAGCAGGAGGAACGACATACCCTTCTGGGCGTGCCGCCGCAAACTCTTTTTCTGCAACCGTTTGGCGTGGGGTAGCAACGCGCCCGTATGGCAACGCGCCACCAGCAATTCCTGCTGCCATCGCAACAGGCGCAGGCGCTCCCATCTCTGTTGCAGTCTGGGCAGTTGCTGCGCCAGTACCTGCACCAAGAACTTGACCGCTAGGGTTTTGCGCCATCAATGACGCAATACGCTGCCCTTGAGTTGACCCGCGCCGAGCGGCGATATTGGTTGCAATGGTTTGCGCGGTTCGCGGAATGCCTGACGCGCCTGTCATTGCGCGGGTTGCCTCGTATCCAACCCGTTCAGCAGCCGTTTGCGGTTCCGGTAAACCAATAGCCGTCAATCCACGCTCTACTGCTTGGCGACCTTTGCCGCCCATCAGCAAGGCATCTGCAAGTTCTGACAACCCGTAAGCCGTTACGCCTGCGGCTGCACCGGGAATTGCACCAACTCCGGCAAAAGGCGCACCCACGGCAGCACCAGTACCAGCAGCGGCGGCATACGGAGCAAGTGCGCGACCGACAAGGCCAAGCCCACGAGCAAAGCCAGATTCTTTAGGAGACGCTCTCTTTGCCCGTTCAGCCTGTACTAACGCTCTGGCTTGTGGTGAATTCTTGTCAACATTGTCTGGAACATTGGGAATTTCAATGCCATCTTTTGTGCGAATTGTGTACGGCATTAGTAATCAACCTCTTCAACTTTATTTGGGCTTCCAAGAGTTGAAGGCAGCCCTTCCGCAGTCATCGGCTTGCCACCTCTCACAAGGTCGCTACGCCCAAGTTCTTGATTCAAGAACTCAAACCTATCCATTTTGTCTTGATACAACTGCTGAAGAAGGGCAAAAACTTTTTCTTTGTTTTGCAACGCATTCAAATCGCCGCCCAAAGCCTCAATGACGCGCCCCGCATCGTATTCTGTAAGAACACCGGGGCCAACAATGTCTACTCTAAACAAACCCAACAACCCTTGTTGTTCTCCCTTTGCCAATTCCAAAGCAAGTTGTTCTCGAGAAAGAGAATTTCCAAGAAGACTTTTGGCTTTTGCAGAAACAGCATCAGCCCATCTTTGAATACCAACATTAGTGTCGCCAATTTTTTCAAAAAATGAATTAAGTCTTTTCAAGCCTTGTTGATGGTCAAACGCTTCTTGACGATAAGTAATGTATTGTTTTTCAGACAATCCACTTGCCGCGCTTGCAGTTGTCGGTTTTGCATCAGCAGGAATGGGAACACGCCCAGTATCCGATTGATACATATACTGACCTGATAACGGGTCAAATATAGATTGCACAACTTTGCCGTTTGCCAAAACAAACGCCGGGCCTTGTTGCCCTCTGCCACCACCACCGCCAGCAGACTTTTCTTTTGGCACTCGCTTAAGTTTGTTGTAATCGCCAGTTCGGTTAAATTCTGCAAGACTTTCCGTAGTAAAGTCTCCCGGCGAAGGTTTTCCTATTCTGTCTACAGGTTTTGTAATGGATACCAAGTCACCAACATTGCCAGACTTCATTGCGGCTGCAATGCTTGCAGGCGTAAAGTCGGCTGGATTAATGTTTCCAAGTTGGAGTTTTGCTTTTTCAGGTTGCAGCGTCGGGTAGATGGCGCTAGCAACATTTTGCAACATTGGGTTTTGGCTAGTCAGCATTCCCTCAAGGGCAAGCGCACGCTTTTGTTCGGGCGTAAATTCAGCCTTGTATTGAGGATTGGCAAGCAATGCGGCAATGCGCTGCGGGTCGGTTTCTCGACCCGTTGCGGTTGGCATATACACTTGGTCGTCTTCCGGTCTGCGCCCCAAGCGCACCTGTGGGCCTGCTTGCGGAACCATTTCTGGAGTCGGGGCAGGCATAGCGGTCTTCCGGTATTCCAACCGACCGTCTACTAGTTCCGGCGTTCCCGCTTGTGCAATGTTTTGCATTGCGGCTTCGCCAATCGTCATCGTTTTGGCAGGCTCGGTCAACGCACGAAGGAAATCCCGTGCCTCACGGGTTTGCGCCTTCATTGCGCTTTTCTCGGCTTCTTCTGCCTTACGTTCGCCACGGGCGGCGAAGAACGCTTGCAGACCCTGCACCAAAGGCGCTGCGGAAGGAATAGGGGCGTTCTGAACGTCCCCCGGCTGGTATGCCTGCTGCGCCATCATCTCGGCCATACGGCGACGACGGCGCGCCTCGGCGGCTTGCCGTTGATACTCGTTGGGCAAAACGAAGGTCGAGATTGTTTCAACCGCCATTCTCAAATCCTCCACGGTCGGGGCCGCCCTGCGGGTTGGTCATCCCCGGCGACTTCGGCATCTTCGGGTACTGCCGCAAAAACTGACGCGGCGCACGGTTGATGTCCGCAGCGTTCTGCGGGGGCGAATATTGCATATCACTCTGCGCCCCTGCGTTGTTGCTTACCTGCTGGCTTTGGCCCTGCATCTGGAGCATACGCGCCATGCGCTGACCGCGACCGCCGTTCATCATGGGGGGAGCGTTAAAGGTTTGGTAAGGGGTTCTCATATTTTTACCCAAAGAATTTGGAAACACTACCCGCTTGACCTATGCCGCTACCCAGACCGCCAAGCACGCTACCGTACAGGCCCATCTGCGCGTTCTGGCGTGCAATCTGATTCTGGTAGTTTTGCTGCGCGAAGTTACCCGCCGCCTGCGTAGCGCCGAAGATGGGAGCCGCTCCCACCTCTGCGCCCTGATAGGCTTGGAACTGCGGCATCTGCACCTGTGCGCCGCCCATGATGGCTGCGACCTCGTTAAGCGGGAGCGCCCGAAGCGCCAACTGCTCTTGCAACGCCGCCTGACGCTGGGCGTTCTGGAAGTTTGCCGCCGCCTGCGCTTGGTTGAAGCCCTGTGCTTGGAGCGCCGCTTGAGCCTGCGCCTGCTGCAATGCCGCCTGTTGGTTCTGGGCAAGCGAGGCGTTATACAGCCCAGCAATGTCCATTTCCTGCCCAAACTGCTGACCGGCAGCAGCGTTGTACGCACCCGCCGCGCCCAAGCCCTGTTGGAAGTTCTGCGCGATGGCACGGTTAACGGCTTCCTGCGCCGCCTGTCCCGTCTGGAAGGATGCCATCTGCGCGTCTCGACCAAACTCACCCGCCGCAAGCCGCTGCGCGAACTGCTGCGCCTGCGCTTGGTTGGCAAACTGACCCGATTGGAGCGCCAGTTGAGCGTTTTGGGCGATTGCAGCGTTTTGTGCGCCCGTGGCCTGCTGACCCGCGCCAAACCCCGCCAGAGCCGCTTGGTTGGCAAAACCGCCCAGAGCCTGTGCCTCGCCTAGCCCCTGCTGACGAGCCGCCATATCAAGGCTAATGCCCTGTAGCGCGGCCTGCGTTCGGAGGTCGTTTTCCTGTTGTTGCTGCTCGGCAATGGCGGCGTTAAACGCCTCGCCACCGCGCACCAGACCCTGATTGGCAAGTTGGGTTTCCAACTGCGCCCGTTGGCGCTGCAACTGCGGGTCGAGGCGCGACATGATGGCCTGCTGCGCCGTCATACCCGCGTTTACAGGCATCGCGGCAAGTTGCGAGGTGTCCAACTGCCCTTGAAGGGTCGGGGCAGCAGGGCCACCCTGCGCCGTGCCAAACTGGCCTGCGCCGGTCTGCACGCCGCTAATGCCGCTTGTGTCCAAGCCCTGCAAGTTCAGCCCTTGTGGGCCACCCGCAGCCATTCCGTACTGTCCTGCCGTGGGGCCGAAGTTAACCGGCAGCGCCGACACATCAGAGCGTGCGCGACCCTGCAACTCGGGAAGGGTCGGCAGGTTGCCATAACCGCCAAAGTTGAATTGTTGTTCCGGCAAACCCTGCGGGGTGAAATCCGTTCCGTAAACATTTTGCACGCGCCCGATGGCCTGTTCGCCAAGGCCGGACAACGCACGCTCCACCCGCTGCTGCGCCTCAAGGGTCGCCTGTGCCTCGGGGGTCAGGTACTGCTCAATCGTCGGGGTGTCCAAGTCCACCATCTCGGTGAACATCTCGCGGGTGGGCATCACATCGCCCAGATACTCCCCGCCGCCGTAGCCCTGATTAAACCGTTGCGTCTGTCCCGGCCCCATGCCGGACGCATCAAAGCGACCGCCGCCGATAAGCATGGCAGTCGGAACCTGCGCTCCGGTGGGGAGCGTTGTGAAGTTGGCTCGACCGCCCTGCGTGTATGCAAGGTCATCGCCCATTCCCAGAGCCTCGCGCCGCGCAGCAGGCATACCGTCAGCCTTTGATGCCATAGGCTCCGGCGTAACGCCGAGGTCAACGCCGCCGCCATACATACCGCCACCGCCCATCTGCACGCCACCGCCGCCCGTCGTGGGCATTGCAGCGCCGCCACCAACGCCAACGGTTGAGGGTGCGCCCTGCGGTGCGCCGGTAGCCGGTGCCTGCGGGTTACGCGCACGATAGTTAGCCATCGCAGCGTCATACGCAGCGCGGTTAAACTGCGGTCGCCCGTAGGTCACACGCTGACCACCAAGCGGGGTAATGACATTGGGGTTAGAAAGCCGCGCAGTAAGACGCGCCGCCTCTAGGTTGGCAATGCCCTGTTGTTGCGCTGCGCCTGCGTAGTCAGGTGCCGGAGGCGGCTTCGGTGATTTTTTGCCCATAACGGTGTCCCAAAAAACGGCACGCATCGCGTGTCATGGTTAGGAAAACAATATCACCGTCGGTGTCGGCGTTTTTTATTCGCGCTTCCTCGGTGAAACCCATTTTACGCACAAGCCTGATGGCTTTCGCGTTTTTACTGCCCACGGGGGCGATGATTTTGTCAACCCCGCAGACATTGAAAGGATAGTCAAACATGGCTGCAATGTAAGCGGGGGTTAAGCGGTCAGAGATGGCGATGTGGCAAACCACGCTGCGCCCGTTCCAGTTCTCGTAAACCACGCCGCCGACAATGTTCTCTCCCTTACGCAATCCGATGGCGTTAGAGCGTTCAGCGTGATACCCGCCGCCCGTATGCCCACAGACCCATTCGCCCACCTCGGGGCCGCTTGTTATATGCCAGCCCATCCGAGTTGATACACCACATCAGTTGAGGCCCATTGAATCGCTAACTTGTTGCTGCTGCTCTGAAATTGTATCGACCCGCAGTAGCCAACGCCGGTAACGCCCTGCCAATTATTCTGAATCTCGAGGTCAGAACCCCACACAGCCGTATCCCACAACGCGCTGTCCCACAGGGCAGTCAGCGGAGTAGAAAACGATATTGGGGCAACATTGTCTGAAATGTTGAAATCGACATTGATGCCAACCCGCACAGACGGGGTGCCGTTGCTGAAAATGCTAGGCCGTGCGCGTGTAAAAATCTTCTTTACGCCGCGAGTCTCAAAGTAGTTAAAGGCTTGGAGAATCTTGCCGTTTATGTTGCTTGTGTCATCAATGTAGCCGGTGCTACCCGTTGTCCAAGCCTTTGCCACGAAAGTTGCAGCGCCAAAGTACGGAGTGTCGTCAAGCAACCCAAAGTGAAAAGCGTTCCAGTTTGTAAACCTGCACCACGCCTTCGTGATGTTGTTCATCACAAACTGCTCTTGTGCGCCTTCACGCACCGGGACATTGACGATTAGGGCGTTGTTCTTCGGGTTGTACAACATACACCACCCGAAGTTGTCTCTATACGCCGCAGCAGCCGCCGCAAACGCACCCTGTATCTTGTCCGATAGCGCGATGTTGGGGTCTAGCCGCGAGGACTGAAGCGCCGAGGCCATCGGAATCA